TTGCTGGTCTATCCATACGCATTCCGTAAGATGCACCATAATCATATTCTCGTACTGTAGGGTCACGAGATGTAAAAGCATTCCATGCTCTACTAATACGTTCAGTTATAGATGCCATCTATTATCTCCTTTTTTTGTTATCTATATCTAACTTTGCTAGAAAGAATTCTAGTATTCCCATCGCTAGTCTTTATTCTTTGACCTTTTTTCTTCTTTTTAAAGTTATTCATGAATTCTTTTAGCTTAGACTTCTTTACCTTTCTAAGTTTAGGCATAGGCATAGAGTTGAATGCTCTTTCAGCTGCATTACTAGCGGTATTCATTTTAGGTCTATCATAACCATAATTATTCGGTCTAACAGTATTCCTTCTAGCATTTCGCGCAGCATTAGCAATTGTTCCTACAGCATTATTAGTTCTTTTACGATTTGTGAACTTTCCATTTCTTTGATTTATTTTTGAAATGTTTTCAGCTCGTCTTTCTATTGGATTCTTAGGTACTGCATAACCGCCATTCTTTTGTCTGATTCGAGTCTCATTATTTGCTCTTTTTACAATAGGACTAACCGCGCCACGCTTTATAATTCTATTATTTTTATAATTGCTATAGCCTCTATTAAGATCTCTCTTTAAACGCTTACCTCCAGATTCGATTTCTGCTATAGTTCTTGGAATCTTTCTAACTATCGGTCTTCCAGCTTTCTTAGTCTTAAGCCTGGCTTTTCTATAATTTATATCTGCGGAATCTTTAGTGTCAGATATAAATTCCTTACCTCTTTTAACTAGTCCTTCCGGTCCACTATAGTCAGCATATCCAGAATCTCTTAATAGTTTTTGACCTTCTTTTTTACCTTTAAGAATGAGTTCTTTTGCTTTTATTTCTGCAGCATCTTTAGTATCAGAAATAAAATCTTTACCCTTATTAATTAAATCTTCAGGATAAATATATTTACCGTTTATTATCTTAACATATTTGTGTCTTTTGTTTGTTCCTCTTCTACCATGTCTTATTTCACTCATTTAAAACATCTCCTTGTTTCTTTTCCATGCCACATAAGCATCCATCATAGCAGCAACATTATCTATTTTTTGATCATGTCGTTTTTTATATAGCTTTCGATTACCATTAGTATCCTCCAAAACTATACAATTACCCATCGCAAACGACATAAGCGATTGGTCAAATAATAGAAGTCTATCTTCTGATAAATTCTTTAATTCACCAAGGGGTACCGATTCAGTTTTACTACCCTGTATAACTTTCTCAACACCATAGCTACCATTTTCATTACACCATCTAGCTATAAATTCCTGAGCATTATACGGGTCATATCCAAAGCAATTTACTTCATATCCGCAACCTATAATGTACTTATCTAGATCATCATACACATCCATCATTTCTAATGTTGTACCTTCGAATACAACCAAACTACCCTCATTAATAAATTCTTGATATTTAACAGCCATAGCAGATGGAAGATTTCCAAAAGTTCTACTTGTTATATAGCTTCTAGTCTTAATGCCAAATTCATCTTGACGAAGTGGGAATAGGAATGTGAATGCACAGAAGTCATCGCCTTGGGATAAGTCGGCTCCAAGTGCGCAAGGCATATTCCAATAATCTCTACGCATATGCGGTAATGTTTCCTCATATGTGAAGAAATATGTATATCCTTCCATCGGTATTCCGAATCTTTTTGCCAATATATCATTTCGTGCGGCTGGATTATTTTCGGCTCTTTCGACATCTAACTGATATGTTTCATAAGATACAGTCTTTCCGAGATTTGGGTTAGCTTTAACCCACATATCTGGGTCTCCAACTTCTCTGACATCATCTAAACAATAATACCAGATTGATATATGTGGCGCGTAATAATCACCTCGGAGTATACTTTTTAACTCCATTTTGATATTATCACCAGAACCGTTTCGAACTGTTCCCTCAGAACTTGTAGCTATGATTAACCAGTCATCTATCTTTGATGCACCCTGTTCGATTGCGCCGATTGGATCTTCTCGAATATCCCCAGATAACCACTCATCGACTGTTGCGATCTTACATCTTAATCCTTGCAGTTTATTTATAGACATTGGTCTTATTTCTAACAATGAACCAGTTAATAGATTCTCAATACCTTTTTTAGTAGATGCTAACTTTTGTCTATTCATCGCACTACCTGTGGTATTCTGCATAGAACCATCTGTCAAAAATTTAAATAACGGGCCTCTAGCTCTAGTGATCGCAGTTCGAATAGGCGATAATATTTCATCGGCCTGTTTCATAGTAGGGGCTGTGGTTATTTGGTGCGTTGTAGAAGTATCTATATTTAAGAAAAAACTTTGAATCGTTGAGCCATATATGGATTTAGCTGCACCTCTGGCTACTATCAAATATTGTTTATTAACTAAACGTTTCTTTTTTTTCTTAATAATATACCTTCCACTAGATCCATGTTTACCAGGGATAAATACTTTTTGGTCAATAAAATAAAACCAAGATAATGCAGACTCTGCCCATAGTTTGAATGAATCTAATAACTTTAAATCACCACCATCAGTTAATGTTAATTCATTCTCACAATATTTAACATATCCATCAATTGCTTTATTGTCATAGTAATATCTTGGATCGGCTATAAGTTCATCTATACGATTCATCTCCATAGAAATCCATTCATTTACTACTATCTCGCCACGAAGAACTTTATCACGGAATTCACCATAATAAATCGGGATTGCGGTATTAGATAATGCCATTATTTCTTATCTGGTTTCATATGTTTAGGTACATATCCGTCATCTGGAAGTTCAACATCTTTATATTTTTCTATAACTTTTTGAACTTCATTCGAATTATTAGTATCGGCTAATTCTTTTTTGAACTTCGAATATTTACCATATGTATCCATACCCTTATTAGCCAAGTCTAAGAACCCACCGACTTTCTTCGTATCAGTATTTAAAAGTTTATTAATAAATGATTTATCTGAATCTTTAGATATCTTATTCAAATCATTAATTAATGAGATTCTTTTCTTAGCCTCTTGCAATTCATCGGTTGTCATCGAACGATAATTCTTCATGACTTTTTTTGCGTTTCCCTCTATTATCGCTTCTCTGATTTCCTTCTTTACATGTTCGGCGCTACGCTCATCCATCTTTTTTTTAATACTAGCAATTTTAGCTCTTGCTGAACGAATCTTAGTATTTCGTTTTTTATCTGCATTTTTTCTAGCTTTTTTAAACGGGCCTTTATACTCTTTGTTTGTATCTTTAAGCTTTTTACTAGCAATCGATTGTAATGATTTAGAACCACCAGAGCCAAACGTGAACCGTCCATCTTTTCCATGATTGTGGTTAAAATGTTTAATCTCGTCCATTCTTATCACCTCCGGTCCAGGTTGTTTCATCTAAATGCCTATTCAAACGATATATCAATTCATTCTTTTTATCTTTTAACATCTGTAAAATCATCTGTGAAGCCGGTGGATCAAATAACAATCTTACAGATATACAAATAAAAGTTTCAACATATGGTAATAAGTTCTTAACTTTTGAATCCAATCTTGGATACAATTTTCGCATTACTTCTTCCCATGTTGTTTTATTTGTAACTTCGCTAAAATCCGGTTCACCATCAGCATCATCAATAACCCCTATGTCTGTCATTTCAAGTAGACTCATTTTTGTATTATCCACTAATATTTCATCAAATGAATCATCCTCTTTGTGTATGCCTAAATAGTTTTTTACAGAAGTTAAGATTGGTGTCGACAATGCCATAATCTATACCTCAACTTCTTTTTTTATTTTATCTACTAACTTCTCTGAAACATATCCAATCATTGGTTCACCAAAAACCATAAGAGCTTTAAACTCTATAAATTTATCTACGACTTTTCCATCGATTACAGTTCCAGAATCTAATTCTATTATGGTCGGGCTATCTAGTTCAGGACGAGAATGTACCCTTGCACCCTTGTTTAATCTATATTTCATATAAACCTCCTACCATAATTTAGTATCATTAGATTTCCTATCTCCAGATAACTTTCGTATCTCTTCCTCAGCATCACCGTAATGTATTCTTTTATGCGTTGCATCTGAACAACAAATTACATTATCTAGTGATAACACTTTATCATTTCGAGATAATAAATCTTCCTTAGTTATTGGCTCTATGTGATGTACATATACTTTACCAACTATCTTCATACCTGGGATTCCCAAGTCGTTATCCTTATCTCGAATAATAGCATCGCGTCTAAGTGCTTTCCATTCGTCAGACTTATAAAACATTTGGTTTAACATTCTAGATCCACCAAAAGTATCTTCGCCAATTACATTATTGGTTTGTAAATATTTTATTCTACCATCATAGTCTGGAATAGTAATAAGTTCTTCATACGATCTAGTACTCATCTTCTTCCTCTTGTCCGCTGTACACTTTAAATGCCTTCATTGCCTCGCCATACATCTCCTTTATCTCCTGCTGAGAACCTATAGCATCTGCCTTAGCTCTTAATACTTCATTCTCGTTCTTTAATTTTTCCATTTCTAATTCATTTCGGGAAGATCCCATCTTTAGAAAATGTATTATCTCCTGAGAAGATGCTTTACCACTCCTGATTCGTTCCTCAGCAGCATCATAAGCCAACGAGATTAATATATTTTCTCGTTCCTCAGGCGTAGAGGCAATTGAGGTACGCTTCTTATTACTCATATAAAACATCCTCCAATTGTAAATGTATTCTCAGTACTTCTTAAGCCCATCAAACTAAACGATTAATCTTGGTATTTAGTCTTTTGAAAGGAGATAAACGACGCAACGAAAGGAAGAACTAGCAGTTTTTGGTAGGGAAAGACTAATAGTTAGGCCT